ACTGGAGACATTGCTAACGACGCAGTTTCAATAGCAGACAACAAAATCACAACCACAAGAAGCAACGATAGTCTTTTAATTGAGGCCAACGGCACAGGCAACATTGTGATTGGTTCATACACTGACACATCACAATTTGGTTTGTCGAGACCCAATGGACCATTAATGGTCTATGAAGATCTAGCATTCGATGGTTCAGACAGAAGTTATTCTAACCAGAGGATATCCACTTACAGATATGCGGCAGATGTGACCAACGATTCCAATGGTAGAACTCGTATATCGGATTCAATATTTGTAGATTTCAACGGCTATGACAATGATTCCAACGCATCATCATCTGGCACAGGACCACAGATCACTCACTTGACAGAAATCAGAAACACAGCATCATCTGGCACAGCAGTGGTGGGCAACATACACGGACAAAATTCAGGTGTGTATTTCTCCCAGTCGGGTGGAGTAGGTAGCACATTAGATTGTGAGGATGTGTATAATTATCGATCTTTTGGACAGGTGTTTGCTTCATCGGGTGACACCATTGACATCAATGATCATTATCACTATTCGGCATCGGGATGGCTAACAGGTGGTAACCAAGCCACATTTGGAGTAACCAATGAATATGGTTATTATGTGGGCAATAATTTCCAAGGCACTAACCAATATGCTTTCTACAACGACAATTCATCAGCCGATTATCTGTTATTCACAACCACAGACACAGCAAAATCAAGGGTAGGCACATTAGAAAGATACAGAGAAAGTATCAATAGTTTGACTTCAAGTTCGACTATCACGGTAGATTGTTCATTGGCACCAGTTCATACCGTCACATTAGGCACTAACACCGGTTTCGTTGTATCTAATCTTGGCACTGGTCAGAGCACCACGATCATCATCACTCAAGATGGCACAGGATCAAGGACAGCAACATTTGGCACAGACGGATCCACAGCAGTCAAGTTTCCGGGAGGAGCACCCACATTAACTACTACTGCCGCAGGAATTGATGTAATTACTATATTCAATGACGGCACAAACTATTTGGGCAACATTGCTCAAGCATACGCATAGGAGACAGGAATGCCTTTAGGCTTTAGTAAATCAGTATTCACACACAAAGCGCCAGCCGCGGCTGGGCCGGCCATAGAATCTTACACTTTCAGAGATGGTGCCGCCGTCAATACCAGCAACAAAGCAACTTACATAATGAGCCATACAACGGGGCCATTCACGGCCGCAAACAAGATATCAATAGTGGCCTGGATAAGGGCCAACGGCACAGCATCATTGGATTCACCATACACTATGGCATTACAGATCTACAAGGGCACCAGTCCCAATAGCAACAACGGTTCGAATCTACAGATAGGGGCCAACCACATACAGGCCAACATCTACAATCAGAGTTATAATCCGTTGATCAGGTCAGACAAGGTGGGGGGACCTTATGAGACCAGCGGTGATTACCAGAGTGGTTTCTTGGATGGCAGTTGGCATTGTGTAATGGTCAGCCACAGCCTTGGCAACGCTTCAGAGAGATTGATGTATGTGGATGGTGTTGATGTTGCTAGTTTCCTTGGAACCGGCACCAGTGCCACGTCGATGAACCAAGACACATTTAAATACTTTCCATTGAAATATAATCACCAAGCCAACAACACAAATTACACCGCATCGTTTGAGGCGGGTGCTGATTTTGACATAGGACCTGTTTGGTATTATGACACATTCATAGATTTCTCCAGTTCAGCGGTTAGAGACTACTACTACAACGCATCCAACACGGACGGTTTCGTTGATGGAGGCACCGACGGCACCGATGGTGGAGCGGCCGCACCCGATCTTTATTTTTACACTGGATCAGGTGGTGGAGTTATAGGTAGAAGTAATGGAACAGGTGCGACTTTAGCAACAGCCAGCAACGGTGGAAGTATAACAATATATCAAGAAGGTGCGGGAACAGGAGATACCTACTAATGTATAGAATAATTTGGAACGATGGATCAACAGAATCCACACACGAGTTTGACACCAAGGCACAATTACAAGATTGGGTCTGGTCGCAGGTTGGAGCGGAATATTTGAATTATGCTTTCAAGATTGAACAACAGATTGACGGTGAATGGACAGACCCAACGGAAATAGTTGGTTTAAGAGATTCATAACATCATATAAATAGTTGTGTAATATTACAAACAAGGAGAAAAAAATATGTCAGCGGCGTCGAATTTTTTAGAGGATAAGTTGTTGGATCATACCTTAAGGTATAGCACAGCACCTTACACAGCACCAACAACGGTGTATGTCGCTCTGTTCGCAGATTCAGGATCAGGAGCATCAGCGGCATTAGAGTCAGGCACATCATCAACCACAGGCACCAGCAACTGGGGCTACTATGAAATCAGCAATGGTTCATATGCTAGACAAACAATTGCTTTCACAGCGGCAGGAACACCAGGTGGTAACACCACAGGCACAATAACTTCCAGCGGAACGGTTTCTTTTCCAGTAGCAACTGCGGATTACGATAGTGATGGCGGAACTGGAAATGTAGTCACACACATAGCATTAATGGATGACATTACTGGCGGGAATGTTTTGTTCTATGGAACTTTAACAACCAGCAAAACGGTATCATCCGGAGATCAATTTACTGTGAGTTCGGGCAACCTGTCCATATCGTTAGCATAACAACAAGGAGTCTAACCGATGACTCGGCAAACGGTAATCAGGAGAGTTGAGGAATCAACAACAGATCCAGTTGTATCACCAATAGTCACTGAACAATCAGGTAGTGGCCAATCTTGGGTATCAACATCCGGTAGATGGAGAGTTGGATTAACTAACTCAACACCTAATTCTAAAACCATAACTTGGAAATTTGCCGCAGATTATCGAAAGGCAGATTCGGTCTATAATATTCCAGCCACTAGGTGTATAGCCAGATATAAATTTGCTCCGAAAATACCTTTAACCAGTAATAGTGGGGGTCTTGGGGTCAATTACAACATCACCTATTCGGGCACTTATGGCACACAAAATTATTCATATTTCACTTCGGCTGTTTATAGCATAGGAACCATATATCAGACAGGATCGGACATCACAACCCTAACTGCTAATCAGAATGTTATCAACACAACAGATTCAACATTATCAGCACAGATCAATACCAGCAACAGCAACAGCAATGGCCTACACGCCGTAACATTAGATATCATACCATCTGGATATCTACAAGGAAACACAGGTCCAGCCGGCAGTCTTCAATGGTCTTGGGAAGCAGATAACATCATAATTGATGGGTTAGATGGTGATAGCCTTTTGTTCAATACCGTAACCGCAACTATTTCTGCTATAGGAGGATTTAGATTCTATGGCTCATCCACAATCAATTCTTCTAGCACGATGTTGGCCACTGCTAATGTTACCAAGTTTGCGGAAAGTGATTCAACATCATCATCTACATTCACAATCGCTCCAAGTTTCAAGTTAGGTTTCACAAAATCATTATTAACAAATGTTGAACTTTTAGCATCAGTAGATAATCTAGTAAGATTAGATCCTTTAACACTTACATCAGTAGTCAGTTCCAGCATCACACCTACATTTAAACCCAGCATAGGCACCAGTCCAATACAATCAGCAATTTCAACTGATTTAATTGGAAATATGATCTATGATATCGCTAAAGAATATTCTTGGGACACGATTGCGGAATTGGCCTTACAAAATGATTATAAGTGGGATTCTAGGTTAGTATGGGATGATTGGGATGACAGCATTTGGGGTGAAGACATAGAAACCTGGGATGGTTGGGATCTTGATACTTGGGACAGACCATATGGTATAGCCGCTTTCTTCAACACCACAGAAACACCTAGTTTCAAGATAGGTTCGGCTCTTTCGGTCACAGGTAATTTTACTTTTACAGAAAATTCAGCATTAGAAGAGCCAGGTCGAGCCGATCTAACAGCCGCTTTCACAACTGAATTTACAGCACAAGGCGTTATTGATGTTTCTTTAGCAATTGATTCAGCATTCGCACCATCATTAACAGCAAGTATAATCTATGACACTGGAGATACACCAATAGCAATCACAGGAGCATTCACTCCTGTAATGACAGCATCGGCCATCACAGACACATTTGCCGATATCAGCACAGCATTCACTTTCGCCGTCACTCCAACGCATAGACCGGGTCCATACCAATTAAATCTACAATCAGAAGTCACAGATTTTGATATCGCACCCACATTTAAACCAGCCGGCTTCAGTGATATGTTGGCATTTGCCGCCGAATTGGCCACATCAAGATTATTCTTCAGTGCGGATCCTTACAACATTTACACCATAGAAAAAGAAACAAGGATCGCCGTCATAGCAAAAGAAAATAGACAAACTATAATAGATCAGGAAAAAAGAGTAAATATTATCAACGATGAGACAAGAACTTATCTTGTCCCACAAGAAACAAGGAATTTAACTATCGTGAGACCACCATTTAAAAACAGATACAGCATTCCTAGAACGAGGGCAGAAGCATAATGGCTAACCTAACTGGCTATAAACGGGATAACACTTCGCTATACATTAGCAAAGATCCAGACAGCAACATCCAATACGGATTAGATTTTACAGAATATTTGAATACTGGTGATTCCATCACCAGTGCTTCAACTACAATATCAACCGTATCGGGAGATTCAGCACCGTTGGCGTTCCCGACCAACGAGGCCACTGATGTCTATGTGACAGGTGGGGTGCTGGTCAATATTCGATTAGAAGGTGGCACAGCCGGTAACATCTACACCATCAAGACCACGATCGTGACATCACAAGGTGACACAGACGCAAGAAGTTTCAGAGTTAAAGTTGAGGAAAAATTACTATAATGGCAAAGATACAAAAAAAGAAAACAAAACTGGATATCACGCTGATTGAAAAATTAGCGATGATTATGTGTTCCTATGAAGAGATCGCAATGATAATGGACACAACGGTGGCGGATCTAAAAAAAAGATATTTGGACATTATAGAAAAAGGCCGATCGGAAGGAAAGAAAGGTCTGCGTAGAAAGCAGTATGAGAAAGCGGTAATGGATGGTGATGTGCGTATGTTGATATTCCTAGGAAAAGTTTATCTTGACCAGAAAGAAAATTCAGAAGACACAGACAACAACCAACCTTTACCTTGGCCAACCGAATAACCAACCGTTATTCATACATCGTCAATAATTATTACTGAATGAAATTATCAGAGAAACAACAAATCGTGGCCGATGACGATCATAGATTCCGCGTGCTTGTGACCGGAAGAAGATTTGGAAAAACTCATCTAGCACTACACCAATTAGCCTATCACGCTCGTATCCCCAATCAACTCTGTTTCTATGTGAGCCCGTCCTACAGGATGAGTAAGCAAATCGCTTGGGTCACTATAAAAAATATACTAACAGATTTAAGATGGGTTAGAAAAATCAATGAAGCAGAACTAACATTATATCTAAAGAATAATAGCCGTATCTGTTTAAGAGGAGCAGATAATCCCCAATCATTAAGGGGGATTGGCTTAAACTTATTGATTATGGATGAGTGTGCTGATATAGATCCCAGTGCTTGGAATGAAGTATTAAGGCCCACCCTATCAGACACCGGAGGTAAAGCATTATTCTTTGGCACACCTAAAGGAATGAACTGGTTCTATGATCTATATCAACAAGGACAAGATGTAACCAATGATAGTTGGAAAAGTTGGCAATTCACCACTCTACAAGGCGGATGGGTTTCACAAGAAGAAATAGAATGGGCTAGGCGTGATCTAGACGCACCCACATTTAGACAAGAATACGAAGCGACCTGGGAAGTTTATTCTGGTATAGTATGGACGGGTTTCAGTATGACTGATAGTGTTAAACACATAGATATTCCAGATGACATTCACACATACCATATTGGGATTGACTTCAACTTGGATCCTATGACAGCCACGGTAAGTTATATAAAAGACAATATTATCTATGTATTTGACGAAATACAGATATGGTCATCTAATACCGATGAGTTGGTAGATGAAATACACACAAGATATCCAGGTAAAAAAATTATAGCCTATCCGGATCCTGCCGCTAGGCAGAGACGAACTTCGGCCGCTCGAAGGACCGATGCTTCAATTCTTCAGAACGCCGGATTCGTCCTTAAGATGCCCAGCAAACATATGAGCATAAGGGATAGGATAAATTCAACCAATAGTAAATTCTGTAATGCTGACAAACACAGAGGCGTATTCATTTCACCTAAATGTAAGAACCTTATAAATAGTTTAGCAAAACACACTTATAAGGAAGGCACGAGCATTCCTACAAAGAACGAAGGATGGGACCATTTGACAGATGCTTTATCATACAAAATATCATATCTATATCCGATCACAAAATCATATGATCCACAACCACAACAAAGATTCAATTTAAGGACGGGCAACGACTATGGCAGATTCTAATCTAATCAACACAGATCCAAGGACGGGAGGTCCAGTCCTACAGGGAGTTCCATTACACGAAGAATACGGCGTGTATTATCATCGTTGGCAGTTCCTACAGCGTTCCTACAGCGGTGGGGCACAATACCGATTAGGAAATTACCTAACCAAGTATGTGATGGAGAACAACAACGAATACCTACAGCGTATAGCGACGACTCCATTAGATAACCATTGTAAATCAATCATACACATATACAATTCATTCCTATTCAGGAATTCACCTAAAAGATATTTTGGAAACATAGAAACGGCACCAGAGGTAGAACAATTCCTAAAAGATGCTGACCTAGAAGGTAGAAGTTGGGATTCTTTTATGAGAGATGTCAATATTCAATCTTCGATCTATGGTCATTGTTTGATCTTACTTGACAAACCATCGGTCAATCTAGGAACCAGGGCCAATGAACTAGAACAAGGCATACGCCCTTACGCATCACTTTTTACCCCAGAGAACATCCTAGACTGGGAATACAAAAGATTACCATCAGGCTACTATGATCTTTCATTCTTAAGATTATTTGAGAGAGAACAGAGGGCATTCGGATTAGAAACACAATACTACATCAGAACATTCACAAAAGAAAAAATATATGTAGAAAAATACACACCCAACGCAAAAAAAGTGACAGAGGTAGTAGAAGAAATGGATAATCCATTAGGTGTGATTCCAGCAGTATTCGTATATGCCCAACGATCACCGGTTAGAGGTATTGGTGTATCGGATATCGGAGATATTGCGGATATGCAAAATGCTATCTACAATGAGTTATCAGAGATTGAGCAAACTATAAGATTATCAGGGCATCCTTCATTGGTAAAAACTATAGACACAGAAGCCAACGCAGGAGCGGGTGCTATCATCAATATGACCAACGATCTAGATCCGGGTTTAAGACCAAGTCTTTTACAACCATCGGGTCAGTCCATTGATATGATCCTAAACTCGATCGCTAACAGGGTTCAAGCCATTGATAGGATGGCTCATATGGGATCGGTCAGAGCGATAGAATCAAGATCTATGAGTGGCATAGCACTACAAACCGAGATGCTTCAACTTGACACAAAACTTATCGAGAAAAGCAAAAATCTAGAACTAGGTGAGGAACAGGTATTCAGACTATTCGCAAAATGGTTAGGT